CAGACCCAGTCGGCTTATTCCCGGCTGTCGCTAAGCCTTAACCTTATTCCCGACGTCTCACCAGTTCTGGCTGATTCCCAGACTGGCCCCATCATGTCCATTTTCACTAGCGCTTTGGAATATTTAAGCAACACCGTTCATCGCGACACTATCACCGCTCCATTAGTTCAGTCTTCATTAACCAATTTCGGACATTCTATTAATGATTTCCCCTTCGCTTTGAAACCTTCCTTGGTCACTCATCTCAATTTTTTCGGTATTTCCGCTCATGAATTCGGAACTCGTTCCCATCCTCACCCAGCTCACAAAACCATTGAGATACATTTGTTAAATACTTGGCATCACTACGCTATTGCACCCTCCTCTGTCTTATATATGAAACCTTCCAAATTCAAAAAACTTCAACAACGTAATTCTCATTTTCTTCATCTTCATAACGCTCAACATAGCGCTAAAGACAGAACTCGTTATCCATTTTCTAATCCTGCCTACATCTCCACTCCTATTGCATTCCTCCATGATGTTCTACACTATCTAACTCCTTCTCAAATTGCTGATCTTTTTATCAATTCTCCCGCTCTAGACACTCTTTATGCTTCACTGGTTGTTCCTCCTGAATCCCTTTTCCAAATTCCTTCTTTCTACCCTGATCTTTACACTTATCATTTACATGCTGGCATACTTCATTACGAATTAGAACGTAATGCTGCCAGCTATTATGATCAACCCGCCAGCTCTTCACTTTGGCTCCAAGTTTCAGGCATACGCGGCCCCAGTTTGGAACTTCAAGTTCACATTCTGGAATCTTGGGGAGCCAATCACTCTCTCATAATTACCAGAGGCCCTTGCACTCAAGCCCCAATCCGTTATTTCACGACACCTCCTGCCGTTCTGATACCTTCTCCCGTTAGTTATGAAACCAGACCTTCTGAACGTCTTGTTCCTGCAGAAATTTACAACTCTCTCTTTTCTTATGTTCGAGCAGTCCGTAGCCTTCGGGTCACTGATCCAGCCGGTCATGTTCGTACCGTTAAGTCCAAATCAGAATTTGCTTGGGTCACACAATCCGCTTGGGATAACTTAGCCAACTTCGCTTTGGCCACACACTCAGCCCGCCCAGACCATGTTTATGGTTTCGGATTATCTCGCTTGTCTCAGATCATTCTCTGGCTTACCACCCGTTACAATGCCCTTTCCGTCAGTTTCTTTCTGGCTGCCGCCTCTGTTCCGCTTTTGTTGTGTCTTTCTCCTCTTCGTTTTAATTTCTCTGTTCATTCTCCCCGATTTTCATGGCTACCCTTCTATTCTCCTCTCCCTCCATCTGCTGGCCTTTTCCAACGTTCTTTCCATTACATGACCGAGCACCAAACTCAACCTTTCTCCGCCGTCCCTGGTTCTGGTTTTCTTAATTGGCTACTTCAACCATTCCAACTTTCCGTGCAACGCCCTGGTTTTTGGAGTTTTTCCGTTCTTCCCCAAATTAAACCTTATCACATGCGTCTCGCTGACCTGTTTTCTTCCAGTCATGCCATGCTTTCATCTCTAACTTGCCTTCTTTTTGGCCTCTACCGTTATTTGGTGCCTCTTCCACATCCTCAGCAACTCAACCAGGTTTATGATTCTTACTTCCACCCAGATCCGTTTCGTCTTTCAGTTGAAACCTACATCGCTAAAGTTTCAACGACTTCTAACTTTTGGGCCCCCCTTCATCCATCACCTGCAGCTTTACCTCCTCCTTCCGCTTTGCCCTCCTATGCTCTTCCTCCACCTTCGAATCAAAACTTCCCTCCAGCTCAAAATATTCCCGCACTTCCTGCCCCAATTTCGTTTCCATCTGCTCCAATTTTACCATCTGCCTCAAGCTCTCACTCACCAGCCTCTGTTTCGCACTCTGTTCCCGTTGTCGCTTCAACTTCCCAAACCTCTGCCACCGTTCAGACAACGTCTTCTCCAGTATCTCAGAACAATCCCCCCATTGTTTCAACTTCTACTTCAACTGCTTCCGCCTCTTCCTATACTGCTTCCAACTCTTCTCAATCACCTAGTGCCCAGATAGACCAAATTCTTCACATGCTCTCAATCTTGACTAAAATGCCCACTTCTTCCACTTCTTCCACTTCTCCCCGTAAGACTGTTCGTTTTGCTGATCCTATTTCCACTTCTCATCCCATTCCCGCTTCAAACTCAAACTCTGATGATCCGTCTTTCTTCATTCCGCCTGTTCAGACATCGGAACTGCTTGATTGTACTTCATCATCTCTCCCATTCTTGCCTTCTGAAGTGCCCGGCTCAACATGCAACTCTACTCCAAATTTAAATGATTACTCTTCTCCTCAACCTGCTCTCACTCCTCTCGACACTGACCCTACAGCTAATGGACCTCCAATTTCAATTAGCAATCTTTACAGTTTTGCTTGTGCTGAACATGAATGTACCACAATCACTCGCGCTCGCAATCAAGCTCCTCAATTGCCTTATCCCAATTTGGATTGCCTTTTCATGGCCCTTGAAGCTGCCCATCCAATCTACACTCGAGACTATTATTGGAATGTACTTTCAAATTCCTTACCTGATTCTCAACTCAATGGACCAGAGGAACGTACACATGGCTTCTCTGACACCCATTTGGAACTTTTAGCTTGGCTTCTCCATTTTCACGCCTCCGTTCGACACGTCCAAAATGGAAGAGAACTGTCTCGTTCTTTTTATGGTCCCTCCCAAGGTCCTCGTGTAAATCTTCGTTTCGTTGGATCTTTCTCCTCTGGGCATTGGGAAGCAGACGATAGTGTTTTACCTCCTGCTCCTATTCGTGGTAGCAATCCCGCCACGCCTTTTGGTAAAGCTGCTTTGCGCTTCAGAGACCAACAAAAAAATCTTCTTCCCTTTCTTAAGATTCACACTTATCCTCTCAATGCTGATAGAGCAAAGAATTTAGCAAGCAATATGAAGAATGATTTCGATGGTATTCTTCGCAAAATTCGAGCTGAAAATGGTAAAACTGATGATTTCATCGGATATTTGCATCGCATGGCCGGCCTTCCACAGGACAGAAAAGTGGAACTCATTCATATCAATGGCTTTCCAGGCTGCGGCAAAACTTTCCCCATTCGGCAATTGCTCGCAACAAAAACTTTCTGTCAATCTTTCAAAGTCGCCACCCCTACTGCCAATCTTCGCACTGATTGGAAAGAAGCTATGAATCTTCCTGATTACGACAGTTGGCGCATTAACACTTGGGAAGCGGCCTTACTCAAAACAGCTCCCGTTCTTGTTATTGATGAGAATTACAAAATGCCCAATGGTTATCTTGATTTGTGCATTTTGGCTGACCCTGCTATAAGATTTGTCATTCTTATTGGCGATCCTTGCCAATGCACCTACAAATCAATGAATTCAAATTCCAGTAATTATTCTATTCCAGCAGAAGTTGAACATCTCCGACCTTATCGGGATTTCTACTGTTTCTGGTCTCATCGCATACCCAAGTGCGTAGCTGCCGTCTACGGTGTTCATACAACCAATCTTAACCAAGGCATTATCAAAGCCCGACTTCATTATGAACAGAACGCTCCACTCGTTGCAGCTTCCACCACCACCGTCAACAGTTTCTTGACCAATGACATTCAGGCTTTCACCTTTGCTTCCTCCCAAGGTATCACTCTTAAGGCTCCTCTTCAAATATGGATTGATAAATCGGTTCAACAAACTGGACGTTCTGCTCAACTCGTGGCCGCCACTCGTTCTCGTTCCGGCATCATTTTCGTTGGTAGTCCTCGATTACTGACTACTCAACCCATAGCTCCTCAATTCACTGACCTTTTGAATCAAACACCAATCAACTTCTTCAATTTGTTCTCAAGAGAACTTCAAGGAACCAAAATTCTCACCTCTCCCTTACGTGATCGCTCGCACGCGCCTGTCTACCATAGCTTTTAAGCCTTCATCAGCTTTTAAAAGCCTTAATAATCGCTTTCATCGTCGTACTAATTTCACTCTTGATCCTTTCCACGTGCCCGCTGCACGTTCTGTCTCTGCTAAACCCATTCCTCCTGATTCTACTTTTGACATTATTACCGAATCTCCTGAGCTTTTCTGTCATGGCCCCGCTGTCATACCCCAAGCTTCCACTTCTCATATTCCTGAAACTCGTCGCCCTCTTCATTTCGACATCCCTTGTGCTCTTCCTGAACCTGTTAAAGAGTCATCCGTTGAAACAAGCAACGATCCAATCGAACCGGTTTATTTTGGCTTGGACTACAAAACTTTTGTATCTGCCGCTTTTCCCCCCCGTTTTCCCGACGATCTGGAAATTGAGTTTCGCGGGACTCGAACCAATCAATTCCCCTGGATTAATGAGGAATACGAAAATGGAGCTAATACCCTTTCTACCATTTCCCCAAAACATGACTCCAAAAATGACCCCACACTCTTGCCTTCTTCTGTTAAGAAGAGACTTCGCATGCGTAAAAATTCTTCGGCATACGAACTTTCTTCTCATGACGAATTGCTTGGAAACTTTTTGTACGGCTCGCTTTGTGAAGCTTATCATCGTGATCCTAACCAAATCATTCCTTTTGACACTGATCTTTTTGCATCTTGCATTTCACTTAATGAGTATGCCCAATTGACCTCCAAAACCAAAGCCATCATCCAAGCCAATGCCAATCGTTCTGATCCTGACTGGCGCTGGACCGTTGTTCGCATTTTTTCAAAAACTCAACATAAGATCAATGAAAATAGCATTTTCGGCAATTGGAAAGCTTGCCAAACCTTAGCTCTTATGCATGATGCCGTTATTCTTTTGTTCGGTCCTGTTAAGAAATATCAACGTGTTTTTGATGCAAAAGATCGTCCGCCTAATTTGTTTGTTTATGGTGGTCAAACTCCTTTTGATATGTCCGTTTTTGCTCAAAAATTTATTCCAAAAGGCGCTCTTAAAGTCACCAACGACTACACCAGTTTTGACCAAAGTCAAGGTGGAGAATCTGTTGTTGTTGAAAGAAAGAAAATGGAACGTCTCCAGATTCCCCCATATCTAATAGAACTTCATTGCTATATTAAAACTAATCTTGAGTGTCAATTCGGTCATCTCACTTGCATGCGTCTTACTGGCGAACCCGGCACTTATGATGATAACACAGATTACAATACTGCCGTTCTTTATTCTCAGTACAAAATTTCTTCTCAAGCAGTATTGGTGTCTGGTGATGATTCTTTCATATCCCCACCTCCTCCCAAAAATCCCCTTTGGGCAGCCGTTGAACCTCTTCTCACCCTCACTTTTAAGACAGAATCTTCTCGTTATGGCCTTTTTTGCGGTTACTATCTCAGTGCTTATGGAGCTGTCAGAGCCCCTCGAGCACTACTAGTTAAATTGGTCTTAGCCCTTGATAATTCTTCTCTGCAAGAAAAACTATCTTCTTATCTCTCTGAATTTGTCGTTGGTCACTCTCTTGGAGACGCACTTTGGCAATCACTTCCTCCCTCCCAAATCCTTTGGCAGGCTGCTCTTTTTGATTTTTTCTGTAGGCACTGCTCAAAAGAACAGAAAATCACTATGAAAATTGGTGAAGTTCCAACCAACTTGGTTCGAGAGATGCTGGCTCTGGGTTTTTCCTGGATTTCCAAACCACTCTATGCTCTTCTCGACCGTGCTTCACGTTTCAGGCTTCTTAAACGTTCTCGCTCTTTTGTTCCCTTGGCAGATCCCCAGCTAGAGAGTGTTTTGCAACCATTGTTGTAAGCATCATAATGTGCACGAAATTCATTTGTCCTCTTTGCCCCGTTGGAAACAACACAGTTTATGAACTGTTTTGTGATAATTATTCACCCAACGCACCATGCGCAGAATCTTGGACTCTTATCATCCATGAACTCTGCTCCTCCCATCAACGAGTTAACGCATAGGGTATTTTGCAATCTTATTTCCATGGTACCTTTGCTCTCCCTCCATGCTTTATTATTTAAATTTGCTTCTCCGATTTTGCCTGGTTCCTTTTAAAATCCTTCGTCGCATCTCCATACCGTTTGAATGCAGACTTCTAGCGATTCTGACCTCGTTGCTCTGTCTTCTCAGAAACTTCCGCCAGCTCCGCAACCGCTCGACCCCGCTGCATCCCCTGGAAATTTTCTCCGTTTAGATCTCCCTTTCCAGGCTCATGTAGTGGATCTTAAAGGCATTGAACACAAGTCTCACTCCGTTCCCGTTCAATCCTTGACCGCTGTTCGCGATAAAATAAAACTTTATCGTGATGCCGTGCTCACCAGCTGTGAAGCTGTTGTTTATCCCAGCGCCCCCTCCCTCAAAATACCTGTTACTGTTGATCTTGTGTTCACTACAGCTGACATCACTGTCACTGGAGTCGACGTGTTGGCCACGCCTTCATCCACTCGCATTACTGTTGGAGGACTCTCAATCCTCCGGAATGGAGTTTTGCCCGCCGACCTCAAATATATCAACCCTATCATCAAGTCGCCCATTCCCTACACCAACCACCCAAGGCTCAACTTACTTTACCACGCGAATCCTGACGCTACTCCAGCGGGCGAAAGCGGCTCCGTCAAGGCCTCCATATTCATCCGTGGAACAATTCGGGTATCAAATCCTCTCATTACTAATCAATGATCCTGATCCTTGTAGGGGTCTATTGCCTGACTTTCTTTCAATACTTCGCTCCGAGATTTGTTCTTTTCCACAGACTCTTGTTGAACTTAACACTACCTCCTCCCATCCCAGCTGGAACCGCAGTGCTATCATTCCTGCTACTGCAGTTAAAGAAACTAAGCTCGAAACTCGTCGAGCTGTCTTCGGAGTGCCCCCTCGTTTCACCACCACAACCACTTCTGCCCCTCGCATTCCCGTTCCACCTTTGCCACACGTTAACTCCACTGGCATCGATCTTGTTGTCCCAAACCCTAATCGACCTTTTGTTTCTCCTACTCCTTTCTCTCCCTCAACCACTTCTTCCACTACAACATCCACTCGTCGTCCTGTCTATCGCCGACCGCCTGCCAACGCCAGACTTTACCCTGACCACGTCAAAGATAAAATTGTTCGTCACTATGACGAACTGAAGAAAACTCGCCGTCAAGCCGGCTCTCATCACGGGCGTCATAAACGCAAACACAAGAAAATTCGCACTGGTTCAAAATCCCCTTGTCCTTCTCGTTGTTCTTCGCATATGTCCGCAATCCCAGATTCTTGTTTCGATCAGTGGTGTGTTACGACTTGCGACGTTGTAACTAACTCCTCTGTCGCCGCTTTCCATTTAAACACACCTGAATCTTTTGCTTCCCCCGATTTCATTTGTCCTGATCGCTGCACACTTGGCAAACCTTCTTCTTGTTTACCCCTTTGGTGCTCCGAAGTTTGTTAACATGGTTTTCCACCGCACTCGACACATTCTTTCAGTGTGTCGTCAAACTCTCCGCTCCAAACCACTTGTTTTCCCCGGCTTGGTCGAGCAAAAAATAACACCTCCCCTTGCTCTCAAAATTAAAATTACCGATGAATTAATTTCTTCTCTTAAAAGCAAGGCTATCTCTCTATCCAAAGCTACTAAAGAGCCTGTGTATATTTTCGACCATACTGCTTACTTCACTGTTCCTCCTTTCGAATATATTTCTGAAGGAGACGACCGTTTACTATTGAAAGATGGCCATTATGCCTACCTTTCTCAAACTCTCCAGACTGTCATTACTGACCCTCGCAAACTCCGCACACTCACTTCATTTGCAGGCATTCATGAGGATGCAATAGGTTTCTATGTTCAGTATTCGCTTCTCCCATCTATCCCTCGTACTATTTCATCAAAAACTTCCTCCTAGACTCTCACGAGCTTAAGGTTATGGTTTTCACAGCGCTA